TATCACCTCTACCAAGATGTTTTAAAATTCCAATACTGCTGTCTTTTTTATATAGAGTGGCTGCAACTTTTCTACCAATTTCAACCAATGATGGTTTTATATCAGAATACTCTTTTTCATCTAATAATGCATCTGTAATAGGATTTTTAGAACCTTTAAGCTTATTAAATGCAACAGTAATAGTTTTCTCAACTAAATCTTGCTCTGTATCAGATTCTATTAGAAGATTTTGAATCCTTTCGGTATGATTAACACGATACGTTTCTTGGACAGGTTTAACCTGACGGACAATATCTCTTAGTCTAGACACCCAAAGCTCCCATAAAAGTAATTTATATACTATTTATAAAAGAAGATCTTACACTTTCAAGTTAGAAAACTTGTTGTATGACTTAGAACCAAAGCTTGAATTGTCGAACACTGGCGTATCTTCTTGACCACTATCCACCAAGTCTTCTTGTGCGTTCATCTCCACATCATAAAGCTTCATCTTCGCACGATCTATACCGATTACGAACCGTTTATTCATTGTAGGGTCATTATATCGGTTTTTCAATTGTTTTACACATATCTGATTGAGTTCTTCAAGTTCCTCAGTCGATATCAGTGCAAACATCAGGTCAGCCGTTGCAGGCAGTCCAAAACTCTCTGAAGTATCCTCAAGTCCAACATCAGTCGATACAAACCCCGACCTTGTGGTTTGAGTTGCAGACATGATTGGAACATTGGTTTCTACTGCAAGTCCTCTGAGTTCCTCAGCGATTGCTTTGACATACATATATGAGTTCACACTTTGGGCACCCTTGAATCTACTGGATGCACAGATATTCAAATAATCAATAAAAATGATGTCTGGTTTGAATGACTTCTTGATTGCAAGTTCTTTAATCAATCCTCTGAAATGGGAACTGTGGGCTGTTGCAGTTGGATATTCTTTAACAATAAGTTTACCTGATGTCTTTTTGGTTATCTTTGACATCTTGTCGGTAAACATCTTCTTTGGAAGGTCATGTAAATCTTCCATACTGACGTTCATCAGGTTCGCATCAATTCGTTCTGCAATTCGTTCCTCTGCCATTTCCAGAGTAATATATAATACGTTTTTGCCTTGCGACAAGCAGTTTGCAGCCATATGACACATGAACAACGATTTACCGACACCAGTTCCAGCGAGTGCGATGTTCAGTGTTTTGGGTGGCAATCCACCTTTGGTTATCTTGTTGAAGAAGTCCAAGTCAAATGGTATACGTTCCTCTATACGATGATAATAATCAAAACGTTCCTCTGCATCTTCTATGTAATCATGACCGACAGAATTATCAAATGATACTGATAACGCATCAGTCAATATCTCTGGAATTGCTTCAGGTGTTCGGTTCTTGTCCCTACCATCGATGATACGAATACCATCAACGATTGCATTATAGATAGCTTTGTCTTTGCAAAACTTTTCAGTTGTATCCACCAACCACTCAAAGCCCACCTCGATTGGACTGAGTGCCTGGATAATATCGACAACCTTTTTATGTTCTGTTTCGTTAAGGTCTTTTCTTTCACCAACCTCAATCTCAAGGCTGGTCTGTGTTGGAATTTTTTGATACTTGTCTACAAAGTTACTAATTTCCTCGAAAATAATTCGATCTTCTCTCTCGTCAAAATAAGTACTCTTGATGAAAGGCAAAACCTTTCGAGCATAATCTTCATTGTAGATTAAGTTGCTGAGTGTAGTTCTTTCAATCGTCTGAATCAAATTGTTCTCCTGTACCATATTTGTCAATTACATCTACTAGAATATCACCTAGTAAATCTCCGAATTCTTGTTTACCAAAATCCTCTCTATCAAAACCAAAAGGATCAATCACATCATATTCAAAAGAAAGCATAACCTCTTTGTCAGGCTCATCTTCTAACGTACCAAACGATACGTTTTTATATTCGTAAATGACACCATGATATTTTCCATTCTTGATACCAATACCTTGTATATTACTTTCAGGATTATGCACAAATGCATAACTATCTTCAATCGACATAATGTAAATAACTCCCGACAATATATTTTGGTGTGTTCACTGGAAAATTACCCGAATGTAACCAAGGCCATAGTGATGGAAAGATTAAAATATTCCCCTGTTTACATTTCGATGTGAAATGGTGCTGAGGAAAAATAGTCTCACCCTTTTCATTGTCACTCAAATATAAAAACATAACCAAGAATCTACTGTTATTGTCTGTACCCGTAACATCCACATGGGGCGGAAAGTTATCTTTTTGATTTGGTAGATATCGTTTCATTCGTACAGGTTCTAGTGTATATTTTGATGGCCATTGATTTGAAATATCGACATTTTTTTCATACTTCTTAATTTGCTCCAAAAGAATTTTAGACAAATAATCTGATTCATATTGCCATAAAACATTTTTTGCAAAGTTAATTTGTATAAAAGACATCTTATCATCGATGACCTCATGTTGGTCATCAAAGTCCTCGAACTTTTGTATCAATGCGTTGCACATAACATTAGGTACAACATCTTCATACACTCTAATATAATCTTCCATAGTATCTATTATACCATCTTTTTAAGTGTGAAGTCAATTGCAATTCGTTTTTTATCTACAAGAATATCATCAGCCCGATGAGGAACTTTGGAATCAAAAATTAAAAATTCTGTTGGACGTACAGGATACACTTCACCACCATGTTCAAAACCACCACCCCAAGAATCTTGCCAATCTGTGTTGAGAACACCCAACACCTTTATGAGATTCTTTTCACTCTCTGATGTGTGGTCTTGGTGTAAGTTGTCTTTTCTATGTTTGTCTTTAATCGATACACCACAGAACATGACGTTTGGACTAATGATATCAGAAGCCTTTTCATAAATCTGAATCATCAGACTCATTGCAATTCCAACAAGTCTTTCGTCTGTGGATTCTTTCCCACCAATAATTTCTAACTTTGGATGTTTATCGTCAAAGTCTGCGTTTACAGGATACTTGAAATGCCATCGTTCACTCTGTTCTATTTGCTGACGTATAAAGTCCAAGAACATTAGAGAACAACAATTCCTAACTATTTTCACCGCCATACTTGAACTCCTTACTTGCAGCTTCCTCTAACTTACTCATGATCTCATCTGTGAAGTAAGTCTCTGGATCATTTAATATGGTTTTACCAAACTGTTTACTACCGTCTGGCAGTTCGTAACGAGTCGATACCTTTTTGAATATATCATACTTCTCTGCGAGTTCTAACAGTCCATAGTATTTGTCCAGACCTTTATCGTAGGTCAATCTTACATCAACCATCTTGTTCTCTACGGTCAATCGTGACTTGTGGTTCTTACAATGCACGATATTACCAATCACCTCAGTTCCGTCTTTCTCTTTCTTCTTGGAAAGATAAACGATGGATGAAGCTGCATATTTGAGTCCAGAACCGCCGCCCATTTCTTTTGTCGGAAACATTGAGCCAATCACATCATAAGTATGATTTGTAACTACCATCGGTATCTTAGCTTTACTAAGTTTTAAAGTCAACACACGAAAGGCGGCCTTGAGAACTTGTGCTCTTGTCATATCTCTGGTTTCTTTTCCCTCTGCCGTATCAGAAATTTCTTTAGTCGTGCTTAGCATGCCTAAACTGTCGAGACACAGAAACATCGGTTTGCGATCTGCTTGGTTTTGTGCAAGGTAGGTATCAAGAATTCTGAGTGTTTGTGTTCTGAACTCTTGTACCGTTGTAACGGGCATCATCAACATTCGTTTTGCATCGATACCCCTATCAATAACCATCTGGCTAGTAATTGCACTTTCTGATTCAAAGTAAATTACACCAGCATCAGGGTTCATATCGAGAAAGTTCTTGACGATGCCCATAAGAAAATACGTTTTTCCAGTTGCCGACTCTCCCGCGAGCGCTGATATTTTATTTGATGGTAGTCCACCGTAAATCGAACCTGATAATAGTGCGTTGAATATATAACTGCCGGTATCGATCGTACTCGCGACATCCGACCCCTCTACGCCGTCACTCACAATACTTGCATATTCATTGCCGGTTGCCTTAATTATATCTTTTAAAAAATCATTATTCATACTTTTCTCCATTATTTAACTGCTAACGCACCAACAAATGCGTGATTTCTCCAGAACGGTTGAACGACATTAAAACCAGCGTCGAATACCATTTTCTCTATTTCTTTCCATGTATTAGGTTTCATCATATGTCTGAGGGTGCGTTCTTTATCCATGATATCATCTGTGTCAAAAGATTTTCTTTTATAATCGTAATAATTAAAAGTAATCATATCTTGAACTAATGCACTTTCACAAATAGTTTTTTCTGCAAATATGTATGCACCGCCACGTTTTAGTCCATTGTATATTTTGGTAATCAGTTCTTCTCTATCAGACTTAGGCATAAACTGTAAAGTAAATATTGATGTTATCAGTGAACTGTTTTCATACTCATACTTTCTTGCATCAATATCTTTAAACTCAACAAACTCGTAATATTCATTTAGTTCACTTTTTCTTTTTTTCAAATCATCTCGAAACCCTTCTGCGATCTCTAAACCAACATACCTTGCACACACAGAATGATCCTTATTATAATCAATTAGAGCTTTAGTCATCTTACCAGTTGAACAACCTATGTCAACAACATTAGTATCATCCTCAATAAAATATCGTGACAAGGAAATAACATCCTCCATTAAATGTGAGTAACCACGAATCGATTGTTCTATATGGTTATCAAACCCTTCTTCTCTATGTGCGAATGTAAAGTCAGCCATTATATTTTTC